ATAATAATAATATAAATAATAATACTAATAATAATATACATAATAGCCTGTAAAGCATTTAAAAGCGGTTTTAAGGCATTTTTATATTAAAGTAGTGTGTATGTATCAAAACTTATTAAAAGTTTCTTAAAACGAAAATATGAAAGATTTAGGCGGTCGCCCAATGAAGTTTCAAAGTCCTGAAGAATTAGAAAAACGTATTGAAGCATATTTTTATTATTGTGATTCAAGAACGCGAGTAAAACACTTAGCAACTAAAGATGGTATTCATGAAGTTGTTGAAAGTTTCCCGCGACCTTATACAGTTGAAGGGCTTGCAGTATTCTTAGATACTAATAGACAAACGCTATTAAATTACAATGATAAAGAAGCGTTTTTTTACATTATTGAGCGCGCCCGCCAAAAGATTTTAGCTAACAAAGTTGAAGGCGGTTTAGATAGAACCTACGATTCAGGCGTTGCTAAGTTCATGCTTATAAACAATTACGGTTTAAAAGATAAGCACGAAACAACCGAAGACGACAAAAACATTAACATAAACATTCAGTACCCGCCTGATAAGTAGTGCCGCGAAATATCGACATAACACTATACCGACCGCATTTAGGGCAACAGCGTATCTTAAACAATAAACGGCGTTTTAATTGCATAGTGTGTGCGCGTAGATTTGGCAAAACTGAATTGATTACATCGGTTGCGTTACCGCTTATAAGTCCTGCAGTATTTGAAGGTAAGTTTGTTGGTATATTTGTCGATGACTTCAAAGACTTCGCGCAAAGTTGGGCTAAGATAGTAGATACCTATAAGCTAAGTAATGAAGGCGGCATCATATCGCATAAAGATGAAACATCTAAGATAATGCAGTTTTTAAATGGAGGTGTTTTAGAGGTGTGGTCCATTGGCGATGAAGGGCGAAAGGACAAAGGGCGCGGGCGAAAATATCACCGCGTTATCTATGAAGAAACGCAAAAGATACCAAGCCATATATTAGAATATCATTGGAAAACCGTTGCCCGCCCTACCTTGACTGACTTTAAAGGTGAGGCGTTTTTCATTGGTACGGCTGCAGGCAAAGATAACTATTGGTACGAACTATGTCGTAATGGCGCTATTGCTGGTAACGTTGAACGTAACTGTTACGGCGATATTGATTTGCCTCAAAGCGAAAACGGTTCTGAAAGTTGGATAACGTTTCGAATGGAAACAACTGATAACCCTGCAATTGACCCTGCTGAGGTAGCCGATGCAAGCCGCGACCTTGACCGCTTAACGTTTGAACAGGAATACAAATCTGTATTTGTTGACTATTCAGGTGAGGCATGGGTTTATGTTCTAAAGGACAAAAGCATTCAGCAAAAAGTATTTCAGCCCGCAAAAAAAATAAATTGGGAAACGGAACAAATATACGTTTCATTTGACTTTAATAAAATACCTATGACAGCGGCGGTGATGAAAAAAACAACACTATCGCCCGACATATCAGCACGTTCGCGTTATCGCTACGGCGTGCATATCATTAAAGAATTTAAGATAGGTAGTGAGGAACGCGGCGAGGCTTCAATTTACGATACATGCCAGGCGTTTAGGGAATGGGTATTTAGTGAAACAAATAAAAAGATAGGGCGTTGGTCCGATACTGCTATTTATCCCTGCACTATTCCGCTACTAATTACAGGCGATGCGAGTGGTGATAGGTCCGATGGTAGGCAGCGCGTTTCAAAAACATACTATGAAATTATACAAGAAGAACTACAGTTACCCGCGCGTTTCTTTGTAGTGCCTAAAGCAAATCCATTACATGCTGAAAGTTACGTTCAAACGAATACTATTATAAGCATGTGCCCCGATTTTCAAATCTATGAAGATAAATGCCAAGGATTACGCATGGACTGTTTGCGTATCAAATCAGATAACAGCCGCCGTATTATCAAAGGCAAAGGCGAAGAAAGGCAGGCGGATTTATTAGATAATCTTAGATACTTATTGAATACGTTTTGTCAAGATATTAAGCTATGACCATTTCGTTGACACCAACGAAATGATAACCCCTAAAATTTATAACTATGCTTTACCGCCCCAAAATTAGAGTATATTCAGATGCCGAAGTTGAATATTGGAAAAACCTAATAAATGAAAAACGCCGACAAAATAAAACTCTGCAGCGTTGGTTAGTAATTAGCGATGTTCACCGCCCGTTTCATAATAAGATATTATGGCAAAAGCTATTGAGGCTTATAAGCGAATTAGGTACGAACTTACACGGGATTGTAATGGCGGGCGATTACTTAGATTTATATACCTTAGGTTCTTATAATGCTGAATCATTAGCTAACTTATCAGGGCTTACATTACAAGATGAATATATTGATGGGCTGCAGGGTATTGATGATATTAACAGCGCGTTCAAAGGTGCTAAAAAATATTTCTTATTTGGCAATCATGAAGACCGATACTTTAGGCATATCAAAGAAAAGGACAATGCAAAATATGGCGGCGCACTTATAAACCCATGCGAGGCGCTATATCTTCATGAGCGCGGATGGGAAGTTAAAACAGATTGGCAGTCCGACTATTTCACATTAGGTAAACACTTAGATATTGTGCATGGTGTTTATACATCTATTCATGCAGCTAAGGCGCATTTGGATAAAACACAGCACTCAGTTATGTTTGGGCATACGCACCGCGTTCAATGTTATCACACGGGGAACAAAGCAGCGTTTAACATCGGCGGTCTATTTGATATAAAGTCTAAAGGGTTTAGCTATATGCCAAGATTTCAGCGCCAACTATGGGCTAATGGTTTTGCCTTAGTCAATGTCGATGACCTCGGTAACTTCTACGTTGAACAGGTTAATGTTTGGGCTGATAAGTTCCTTGCTAATGGTAGGATGTATTAGCTTATTCGCCAAAATGGCGGGCGAGTGGCGAATAACAGGCGTTCACGTATTGTGAACATTAGCGTTTTGTGAACATTGCCGTATAAGGATGCGAAGGGTAATGAAACAATGGGCCGTGATAGGGCATTTTATAACCATTAGTAATATGCTTTTGCCATTGCTGCCACGGCGTTTTAAACTTCGGTTCTTGAAAGTCAAGCCAAAAATAACAGCGGTGTGTTTTAAGTTCGTTGTTCAATAGTGCAACTTTTGCATAATAGCGGGATTCTGATTCCAATACTGAGAATCGCTGTGATGGCTGCCAAAATCTAATTGTTTTATATTTTCTGTAAAACTTACGGGTTAACGGAAAATAATTAAACGAATCATTCAGGATTAAACCAAGTTCAATAGTATCTGGCTGACCGCTTAATATCAGTTCCCTAACCCATTTGGATTCTTGCATATTGATTTTTTATTTTATCTAATGCCTGTTTTTCTAATTGGCGTGCGCGTTCACCTGTAAGGTTTAGCATCTGCCCTATTTGTTTATAGTCTTTGACATAGCCTTCTAAGTATCTATGCTGAATAACTTTGTATTCTGAATCATTTAAACGTTTTACAAGGTAATTAAAAACCTTTTCGTTATCGGATTGCAAAGCATCTAAATCGGTTTGTGAATCAGAAGCTGGCGTGTAAATTTCATTACCTTCATCATCGACATGGTCCAAGCTAACAAAGCTATGCATATTCTTAACCATTTTAACATGGTGTTCTGATACGTTTATTTGCTTTGCTATTTGTTCTGTAGTAGCATCTGTTATATTACGCATCTGATGTTTTACAATATATGCCTTATCGGGATAGCGTATTATATCGCGTTTGGTATTTATAAAGTTTTGTATTTCAGCGCGCATCTTATAAACGGCATAAGATATAAATCTATTTTCGCTATTACGGTCAAAGCTATCTGCAGCCTTAATTAGCCCTATCATTGATTCGCTAATTAAATCCATAATGTCCAGCGTTGGTACATGATGCCTAAACGCTACCGATATGGCAAACATCATATTGTGATTTATTAGCATATCGCGATTTGCGATACGTTCCTGCTCAAATGTCAAAGGCTTGTATCTGTTAGCTTCAAATAATAAACGCTGTAGTATGCCTTTTTTTTCATAAACAACGTTATACTTTACATCAATTCGCTTCATTGGTATAGAACTTTTTTAGTTGTGAAGCCTGCGCAAAAGTACGGCGGCAAATAAAAGCATCTGAATAAGCGCGCTGCCATGATGCCAATGATATTTCAGCTTCAAACAAATCTGTATAAACAATCATTAGCCTGTAATAATCGCCAGCCTGTTCATAAACAACCGTATCAAATGGCATAATACTAAGCTGTTCGGCTGTTACGTATTCGGGTGTTTTAGTGCTAAGTATCTGAATGCAGTATAGCGTGTCGGTTTGCGCGTATGCTGAAACGCTAAATAAAAGCGTGAAAATTAAAAGTAGTGTTTTCATTTTACATGTAATTTTATTTGTTGTTAATAGATTCCATTTTACGTATTGCCCACTTAATACCTTCATCGCCGCCCCAAGCATCCCACATGATGCCTCCGCAGCCTTCACTATACGGGCTATTTTTGCTTCGCTGATGTCTAATAAATGCCGCCATACGTTTCACCGTTTCAATACTTATCGGTTCGCCCTTGGCTAATTGATTAGCGCGTGCCCAACCTACTAAAGTACCGCAACCCCTTGTATTGTTTGTTGCCTCTTTCCATTTGAGTGCGCGTTTTGCCGCTTCGGTTGCGGCTTTTGGATAGTCTGTAAATGTCATGATGTTAAATGCAGTGTAAGATGCTGCGCCCTGTTTGGTTAGTTAATTGCGTGTCCGTTTTCAGATAATTCTCTTTCAATTGCAGTATAATATGAAAAGTCCATATCATATATACTTCTTACGTTTACATCGCCGCATTCGATAAATACTATTGATACTTTGAAGTCAGCTAATTTAGTTTGAAGTTCTTGGCTTAGTGTGCTTAGTAAGTTTGTCATAATCATTAGTTTTTTAAAGCGTTTCATCAAATCGATGCTCAAAGATACAAAGCCTTTTCATAATTGCAAATAATTTTATTAAAATTTTATAAAAATATTTATCTTTTTTTGGAATATCTTTACAGCTAAATACTAAACACATGATTTTCAGAAAGCGAAACAGAGCAGAACAAAACGAAAAGAAGTATTCTAAGTGGCTTAGAACCTACATTCCCGAAACAACAAAACAGCGTATTGAGTTAACAAGGGTATTTACGGACCGCGCTGGTAATAACTTCTATATTCTTAAAAACCCTGCGAACTTAACGCGTGAACGTGCGCAAAGAATTGAAGAAGCTATGACCGCTATTGATTACGGGATTCATAAAAACGAAGTAGTCGAAAAGCTAAGTTCTATTTTAGAAACGGTGGAGGATATGCCCTGGCAAAACATGACGCGCGATAAGCTAAAGGAATTTCACACGAAGTCTAAGGACCAACTAAATGATATTATTTATAGGCTTAAAAGCGTAAAGATAGATGACCTATTATTAGAAGCGGGTTTATATTTTTTCTATATTGATAACGAAAACCCCTATATTATAAATTCAGAAACGCAGCAACGCAAAATGGATGCGATACGTAAAGATGATGAACTGCGCGCTTTTTTTTTGAACAGTATAGAACAAATCTTGAAAGGTTCGAGCGCTTCAAACGTTTAAACTTTCCAAGGCTAAATAAGATAGACCCAAAAGCAAAACCAACTAAACGACCGTTAACATATCAACACGCATTACAAAAACTGAAAGAACAAAACCGCGAAAATGATTATATAATAACTAAGGGTGACCCCGTGCAAATGGCAAATGTTAGGTTTTGGGTTATTCGTGATTATTACAGCGCATTAGAACAAATATTAAAAGATAATGATAGGGCTGAACAAGCTCAAAAACAAATAAAAAATGGCAGAAATTAAAGATGTTTATAGTTTAGAATTTAACAGTTCACAGTTTCAAACTGAAATAAATTCAGCTATTGAAAGTATCGACCAACTAAACGCGGCGATGGAACAGGGCGTAGATGTTGCCGATGAATTAGAATCAGCGCAGGCGAATTTAGTTAGCGTGTTAGGAACTGAGGCTAAAGGCGTGGAACAGTTAAATCAAAAACGTAACGCCTTAGTAAATACGCAAAAGCAAGTCAATGCAGAATCCAAAACAGGTGTAGCAGTTGGTAAACAATTAGACACTACAAATAAACAGATAGCAGTTAGCACAGGGCAAGCGGCTACACAGCAACGCGGTTTTACTGGTTCTATTATCCAAGGCGCGCGCCAAATCGGTTCTATGCGCCGCGTAGTTAGTCAATTAGGCTTCGCGTTTAGGTTAATGGGTTCGCTATTGCCGTTTGGTTTAATTATGAGTTTTGCAGGTCCTATACTTTCGTTTTTTGGTAGCTTGTTTACATCTACTGATAAGACAGCCGAAAACATGGAAAAGTTATCTGATAGTACAACAACTTTAGGAGAAAAAATAAGCATAGCAGAAACTGAAATGGAAAAGCTAAATATAATTGAAGGGAAACGCGGAAAATTAACAGATGAAGAAGAAAAAAGAAGACGAGAACTTGTAAAGGTTTATGAAGAAACTTCACAGCAAATCGTTCAAGAAGAAAATGAAAGGGCTGATAGAATGGCTGATATTCAAACTGAAATAAATAGGATTCAGGTTAAATTGATGGGGGATAATTCAGCAGCCGTATTGCAAAATTTTCAAGTAGAAAAACAGGCAATAATGGATGGTACTGATAGACGCGAGCGCGAACTTGAAGTCAAAATGAAAGTTGCAAACAAAAGAAGAAATGACGCTTTGTTAATTGGTGACACAGCTACAGCAATGGAACAATTGCAAATATATACAGATGCTGATGATGAACGTTTGCAATTGTGGGGTTTACAAACAGCAAAAATATTAGAATTAGAACAAGACCGAGATAAAAAATTAGAAGATTTACGCAAAAAAGCAGCAGATGAAGATAGAAGAAAAGCACTTGAGGCTGCAAACAAAGCAATCGAGGATGAAACAAATAGATTAAAACTTGAAATACTTAGAACTGAAGAAGGTAGTCAGGACCGCTTAGATGCTGAAGCTAATATGATTGACCAACTACTAATTCTAAGACAAAAATATGCAAAAGAATTAGACCTTGACAATACTGAACTTACCATCATGCAGTTGGAAGGCTTAGATGAAAGAGAAAAACTATTCGATAAGTACTACGAAAATCTAAAACAAAAACAGGAAAAAAACAAAGATGTTATTATAGGTCCAACTAAAGAAGATTTCATTCAAAAACTTAAAGAATTGAATGATGCTTTAAAAGCTGAACAAGATATTTTTGAAAATAACAATGAAGCTAATTTGGCTAAACAATTGGCAACACTTGAAACTGAAAGAAATGATAAATTGATTTATGCTGCTCAAAATATTCAAGACCAAGAAGAACTTGCAAAAGCTTTTGAGGATATTGATGAAGGATATAATAATGCAAGGGTAGAACTTGAAAAGAAAGCTAATATTGAAGTCTTAAATAATAGGATTGCATTATTAGAATCTATGAAAATGGTAGCCGCTACTTCTGGCGATAAGGCAACAGAAGCTGAATTAAATAAACAGATTGAACAAGCTAAGTTGCAGGTTATTGAACTAAACAAAATCAATACCGATGCTGCAAAGAAAAATGCTGATATAGCTAAAGATAATAAAAAGCAAACCGAAGAACAAGCTAAAGCACTTGCAGACAAACAAAAAGAAATTATCGACCAAACAGCAACGTTAGTGCAAGGCGTTTCCGATAATGTTTTCAATGTTCTAAACGCACAAGTGCAAGCATACATAAATGGTCTTGATAAGGCAATTGATAAAAGCAAATCGGCATTGGATGAAATACGCGCCAATAGTGAAAACTACAACGCAAGGCAATTAGAAATTGAAAAGGAACGTTTAGAAAAGTTGGAAGCAGAACGGGCGCGGGCGGTTGAACGTGAAAAGAATTTAGGTCAAATACAAATAGCAATCAACGCGGCTATTGCTATTTCAAAGGCGGCGGCTGAGGGCGGTGGTATTGCATCGGCTGTTACTATTGCATTGACTTTAGCTTCATTGGTTGCAGGCTTAGCGCAGGCGCGTGTAGCTGCTGGTAATGCGTTCTTTCATGGTGTTGAATACTTAGAACGCGGCAAAAATAAATCAGGGCGTGACACAATCCCTGCAATGCTTAACGAGGGTGAACGCGTAATAACAACCGATACGAATGATAGGTATTGGGATGTTCTAAGCGCCGTTCACAATAACAGAATACCAGCGGATGTGTTAAATACATTTTCTAAAGCATATCAGCAAGGTGGCATTAAAAACGCTTTAGGTGCTTTTGGGGATAATGTTAGCCTTAGTAGTGAGTTAGGGCAAAAATCTATATTTGTAAACGTGGCGCAAACATACGGCGGTTTAGAAAATAGATTGGAACGTATCGAAAATGTTTTAACTGAATTGCCAAAGTACATGCCGAAAACTACAGTTAGCGCAAATGCCAACGGTATATTTAGAATTGTAGAACAAAGACAGGCGCGTAAAAACTTTTCACGTAATTGGTCAAAATAATATCTAATTGTATAAATATTTAAACACTATGCCACTT